TTTGACACAAACGCGCAACTGATAGATGATGTCGCGTGGACTTGTGAAAACCTAGTAAGACATTACAATGTTCTAATTCTTAATTGGACTGTGCCACATTTTAGCAGGTACACGGCGGGGGGGGTTTGGTTCAACAGAGGAAAGAAAAGAACTGCGAAAAAAAGAGTGCGCCTATCTGTGCGCAAAGTTTGACCCGTTGGTTAAAATAGCTAAGAAACCGAATTGGGATTACGGTACGCACATTAGAATATTCGGCAACAGCAAAAACATAATTAAAGCACGCAAAAGAATTTTTGGTTGAAAAAGCTAGAATTGATACAAACCGAACACAGCGTAAAGATTGGCGACAAGTGCAAAGCATACAAACCAAACATTACGGAAGACTGCATATTCTACGACGACGGAAAGCCGATAGGTTTTTATATGCGAAAGCTACCTGCTAAGGCTTGTAAAATTGCAGACGTAGCCAACGCAGAATTTAACAGCCAAAACGTGCCAAAAACAGAAATGAGCCGAGGCCCGCAAGGGAACAAGCAACAAAAGGCACAGCGAAAAAAAGACGGCGTTGAGTTGGTAACACAGATGAGCGCGATACTTGGTGGCATACCGCCAAAACCACACATGAAACGGCCTTACCCTTCAATGAGTAGCGTGCACCAAGTCAAAACAGCGCAAACGTTCATAAAGGCTATGTTATTGCTTGCCAAAGAAAGCGAAAAACTAATAGCCGAAATATTGCCCGAACAATACCAACAGCAAAAAAAGCTATTTGAAAACGTACCTAAAGAATGGCGCTTTGCTAACCTGTTCACTAGTTCAATAAGCAACTACAATATCAGCGCGCCGTTCCATAGGGATACGGGTAACATACAAGGGGCTGTTAACGTAATTATCACAAAGCGACGCAATAGTAAAGGCGGCAACCTGCACGTTCCCGAATATAACGCAACCGTTGACCAATGCGACAATTCTATTTTAGTATACCCCGCGTGGAAAAACGTTCACGGTGTAACACCAATAGAACCAACATACGAAGGCGGCTATAGAAACAGCCTAATATTCTACCCGCTAAAAGCATTTCTAACAAAGGACTAACAAAGGTGAGCAAGAAGGTAAAACAAGCGCACGGCGGCGCTGTAAATAGGTTTGAAAAAGGCGAAAGCGGTAACCCTGCAGGGCGGCCAAAGAATATTGAAACGCTACTAAAGGAACATTTCCTAGAAGAACACAACCTAAAGTTGAGCAAAACGCAGGTTCAAGATATTATTAAGAACATACTAGGCAAGAACCGAAACGAGTTGATAGAATTAGCCAAAAACGAAGAACTGCCTTTTTGGATAGCGCTAATAGCAAACAAGGCACAACGCGATTTTAGCAGGGGTTCAATACATATTTTGGACGTGTTGTTTGACAGGGTGTACGGCAAGCCAAAAGAAGAAATAGACCAAACCGTTAACGGTGGCAAGCCCGACACGGTGGAAATTATAATAAAAGAACCAAATGAACAACAGGGTAAGCCGAAGCGAAAGAAATAAACGCATTGTAAAAAGGCTGTTGCGTATTGCATACCCACAGCGCAAAGATTACCACTACAAAGGGCAAAGGGCTAAAGAAGTTGACTATTGAAGCGACACGGGTTTTTAGGGAATTGTGGACTGCACTAAACCACGACAAGGTTCGCGGCGTTGTGCTAGAAGGCGGTTCGCGTAGTTCTAAAACTTGGTCAATCTGTCAAGCGATTTACCTGCTAGGCATAAACAGCCCGAAACGTTTTGCAATTGCCCGCCTACGCCGTACGTGGATAAAACCAACCGTACTAGACACCTTTAAAAAAGTGTTTAACAGCCTTGACCAATGGCAAGACGAAGACTTTAATAAAAGCGAACTAACTTACAAGCACTACGGTTCTTCTTTTGAGTTTTACGGCCTAGACGATTCGCAAAAGTTGCACGGTATTGAAACCGATTTTTTTTGGCTTAACGAAGCAATAGAAACAAGCAAAGATTCTTTTGACCAATTAGAACAGCGTTGCAGGGGCAAATGGATAATAGACTACAACCCAAGCACCGACGACCATTGGATTTATGATAGTGTGCTAAAAAGGCCCGACGTTGTTTACATACATTCAACAATGCTAGACAACACCTTTCTAGACGACCATATACGCAACAAAATACTGTCATACGAACCAACGCCCGACAACATTGTAAGGGGCACGGCTGACGACTATAAATGGAAGGTGTACGGCTTAGGCCAACGCGCGCGCAGGGAAGGGGCTATTTACACCAATTGGAACGAAACGAAGGATTGGCCAACGGGTTACAAGTGGAAAGCCTATGGCCTTGACTTTGGGTTTACGCATGACCCGACCGCGCTTGTGGAAGTTTGGTATAACGACGGCAAACTGTGGGTTAGGGAACTGTTATACGAAACAGGTTTAATGAACGCCGATATTGCCAACAGGTGCAAACTAAAACCGAATGACGAAATAATTGCCGACAGCGCAGAACCTAAGTCGATTGAAGAAATACGGCGGCACGGGTTTAGGATTAGGGGCGTAAAAAAGGGCACGGATTCGGTACGTGCAGGCATAGACAAATTGAAAAGCGTGCAAATAATGGTACACCAAGATTCAATAAATGTTATACGTGAATTAAAGGCGTACGCGTGGAAACGCGACTTTAAAACAAACCAAGCAACCAACGTTCCCGAAGACGCAAATAACCACGCTATGGACGCGCTTAGGTACGTGGCGATGGAAAAACTAAACACCAACGCAGGCCGCTACGCTATACGCTAAAAAAAATATTCTCTTTTTTTCTTGTTGTTTTGTTGTGGTAACAAAAACTATTACTATATTTGTTTCATCATTAACGGGGTAACCCACTAAAAAAACAGAAAAATGGAAGTATTGAATTTGAGAAATGAGAAGGTAATGTTAACTGCAATGGAAGCAAAAGTTTACAATTCTCTTAAAGAATGGTCAGCTATGGAAGACTGTTTTTGTAACCACCCTAAAGAGGTGTCAATTATCACAGAGATACCAATGAGCCAATTAAGAGGAGTTATTTCTTCGCTTGTTCAGAAATGCGTAGCTTATGTAGATGAATACATGGAAGGTTGTGGCGAATGGGTGATTCTTTACAACAAATGATAATCCAAAGGGGCAACCATAAGAACGCCCCACTAAACAACAGAACAAGAGCCTCCAACTAGGGGGCTTTTTTTATGCGCTGAAACATAATTCGTATTTTGCTATTTATAGATATGATAGACAGGCTTCAAAAGATTTGGCGTATGCAACAGGCGTACACCGATTACCCAAAGGCGGCAACAGAAAACGCAAAACGCGCGTTACGGTGGGCTGAAAAAAACGGTTGGGGTTCTTGCGGTACAGGCGTAGGCAAGGCACGCGCCAACCAATTAGCAAAGGGCGAACCAATTAGCGAAGACACAGTTAGGCGTATGGCCGCGTTTATTAGGCATAAACAAAATTCAAAAAGGCCTTTGGGGCAAGGTTGCGGCCGTTTGATGTGGTTAGCGTGGGGCGGCGATGCGGGTATAAATTGGGCTAGAAGAAAGGTAAAGCAAATAGAAAATGAAGATTAACATTCCTAAAGATTGGGGCGGTGTAACAATACAACAGTTCCAAGAAATACAGGATTTAATAAAAGAAGGGTGTGAAGACAAGAACCTGTTAAACGTTGCTATTATTAGCGTTCTTTCGGGTTGGCCTATAGAACAGGTTGAGGCGCTTTCTGTAAAGTCTTACAAAAAGATTCTTTCGGTGTTAACCTTTATCAGCGAACCAATAACGGGCAAGGTAAAAAAGCACTTTAAACTAAACGGCGTTAAATACAGGGTTGTTTCTGATATCTACGACCTAACTAGCGGGCAATATATTAGCCTGATGCACTTTGTAAAAGACGAAGAAACTATTCTAAAGAACCTGCACAATATTGTCGCGCTGTTTTGTATACCGTACGAAAAAAAGTGGTACGGGTGGCGCAAGGGCAAATACAACGCACAGCAACACGAAGCAATCGCACAGGAAATGAAGCGTGCGACGATGGACATTGTGAACCCTTTAAGCGCTTTTTTTTTGGCCAAATACCTAAAGTCCGTAGAGACTACGTTGGCGTATTCGGTGAACCAATTGCAGAAAGCCAAGACACAGGCGGAAAAAGAGTTAGCACGTTTGAATCAAGATACGGATGGTTAAACGTGGTTAATAACCTAAGCAACGATGACGCTACAAAGTGGAACTATTTTTTTGAATTAAAACTGAAAGAATTTTTAAACATAGTTGCGTTCCAAAAGGCTAAACAGGCTAACGAATACCATAAGATGAAACAAAATGGCTCATGAGAAATTAGTGCAAACGCTAAACCGCTACAGGGCCGAATATATTAAGGCCATACAGCGCAACATACAGAAGCAGGATATTGTCGCTTCGGGTAATTTGGGCGACAGCCTAACCATAGACAAACAACCGAAAATAAAACTGTTCGGCAAGGTTTACAAAATGGCCATAACGATGGCCGAATACGGTAGCTATATAGACAAAGGTGTAAGCGGTACGAAGGTTAAATATGACACGCCTTTTACCTTTACTAAACAGCCGCCCGTATCAGCGATAAAACGTTGGCTAAGCCGTAGAAACGTGGCAATGAAGCTAACAGGCCTTGACCAAGATATGACCGAAAGCGAAATAGACGGTTTGGCCTTTGGCATAGCGCGCAATAAAAAACTGTTTGGTATTAAGCCGCGCAAATTCTTAACGAACGCGGTTAACGAAGTAAGCACAGGCATAGAACAAGACATAACCAAAGCAATAAAAGAAGATACCGTACTAAGGATAGACGATATAAACAAAAGACTAAAGAAAAAGTAATGGCCATTTTCCTAACCCAAAACGGCGAACCTGATGCGTATGGACTAGCATACAACGACAACGCGTACGTGATTAAAACAACCAACTACACGCCAACGGTGCGTTTCCGTATTGCTATCCTTCCCGAAAATTACCCTATAGAAGCAGGTATAGGACAGGTTCGCGTATACCCAACACGCGCCGAAGACGGCGGCACGGTGTATCTTGACCGCGCTTTTTTTGACCCTAGCAGGTTCTTACAACCGTACGTTAAGGGCCAAGTAGATATTCAAGGCGCTAACCATAACGGGTTCTTTGTGGCCAACCAAATACATAAAGAATATAGACTTGTAATACAAGAAGAAGAAAAAGACGCGAACGGTGTGTATCAAGGCGGCGACCTAATATTTACCAAACTAAAAAGCGTGTGGAACGGTGTGCGAAACGAAATAGATTGGCTAGATTTTAATTACCTAGACTATATCATAAACAACAGCGCAAGCAACACAAAAAAATTCTTAACGGATTCGCCGCGTACCGTGCGCATAGACAGCGCCCAAAGCTATCATCTATACTTTATTGCTAACGAACGGTTCGGCGCTTACCAATACAATATAAAGGCGTATTCGGGCCTAAACGCTTCGGGTTCGCTGTTAGCCGACGGGGTTGTTTCTAACAATATTGCAACAGCCGATTCGTGGGATAAAATCTATTTTAGAATACCTGTAGGGCCTTACGATATTGGTAACATAGACCCAAGCCTTTACACCGATTCGCTACTAGGTTCAACACCGTCAACAGCGCTAAACAACGCAAAAAGCTATACCATACACCTAGAAGACAACACCAACACGCAGACGAGCGAACGGTTTACGTTTAACGTTGGCGAAACCTGCACCAAATACAACACCGTTAGAATACACTTCCTAAACCGTTTAGGGGGATATGACGCGTTTAACTTTTATCTAAAGTCTATACATACCACAGAAATAAAAAAAGACAGCTACGACCAAGAAAAACACGATTGGACGGGCAACAGGTACACGTATACCAAAGCGGCACGCGGTAAAACGGATTACAACGTAGGTTTAAACAAGCGGCTAACGGTTAACACGGATTATTTAAGTGAGGCCGAAAGTATTTGGCTAGAAGATTTGGTAACAAGTCCAAGCCTTTACATAGAAGAAAACAACGAACTAATTGCGGTTAATATTGACGAACGTAGTGTTACAAAGAAAACAACACTAAACGACAAGTTAATGCAATACACGTTTCAAATAAATTACTCAATCAAAAACAGGCGACAACGTGGTTGAAGTTAGAATAGAGGGGCGGCGCTTAGACGTATTTGAAGGGTTTGACTTTTCATTCAACTACGGTATTGCGGACATACGTAACCCCGAAAAGCGGTCAACAGAATACAGCAAAACAATAAAGTGTCCTGCGACACAAAATAACGATGAACTGTTTGGCCACATTTACGACGTAAACATTGCAAACAATTACAATGCTAACATTGCTAATATTAGCGTCAATTTTAACCCTAATAAAAAAGCGGATGCGCGGGTAATAGCCGACGGCGTTGAAGTTATGGCAGGCGTGATGCAATTGCGCAAGGTTATACAAAAGGAACACGCCTATACGTACGAAGTGGTTTTCGTTGGTAAGTTGCTAAACGTGTTTTCTACACTTGGCGACAAAGAACTAAACGGCCTTGACGCAAACGGTTTCCCTTACGTAGACTTTAGCGACCTAGACCACGCTTGGGATTATGGCCAAATTACAGGCAGTTGGAACAATACAACGGGCTACGTATATCCTTTATTAGATTATGGCGTTAATGAACCGTTTGAAATAAATAACGTGCCTTCATGGCGTGTTGAACAGTTTAGGCCCGCCGTTTTTCTATACAATATCATAGACAGGGTTTTTGACTTTGCAGGCGCAACGTATACAAGCACGTTTTTTGATTCGGCATTTTTTAAGCGGTTAATTGTGCCGTTTAATAACGAAGGGTTTACAGTAACAGATTCAGAACGGGCAAGGCGCGAAACAACCGCAAGCGTACAAACTGCAATTGATATGAACGAGCAATTTGCTCCCGATTATCCAATAGGCAACACCACTATCACAGATTGGCGTATAGACTTTGACCAACTTAGCGACCCGTTCAATAATTGGTCTAATGCGAACGACGAATACACCGTGCCGCAAGACGGGTTCTACCAATTTGCAACACAATTGAGCTTTAGAACAGAACGGATTAGCGTTACGTTTCCCAATATTTCGCAAACGCCTGTTAATGTTGTTTACATAAACGTACGATATAAACGTTACAACACGCAAAACGGGCAAACAACCATAATATCGGACACGCTTGCCAACGTACGCGGAAGCGGTACACCTGTTATCGGCGAAGTGTTTAGTGAAACGTTAGCCTTTTCGTGCCCTGCCATAGAACTAAATTCGGGCGACATTATTTGGATGGAGGTTAACGCCTACGCGCCGAATATTAGTTACGTGGTTGAATGGCAAGCCGACATCACGGCGGGTGTTTTTGAGGCGCAAATAGCCGACGAAACAATAGTGCAGGGGCAAACCATACCGATGAACGCGTTAGTGCCTAACATTAAGATGAAAGATTTGCTTCTTTCGGTTTTTAAAATGTTCAATTTGTACGTGGAGGTTGACCCAAACAACGAACGCAACCTGCTAATTGAAACGCGCGACACGTTTTACGCAAGCGGTACAACACAGGATTGGACTAAAAAATTAGCACGCGACAGAAACATACAAATAGAGCCTTTAGGCGTGTTAACCGACAAAGCGTATACATACACCTACCAAGAAGACAAAGACCACGACAACGCAAAATATCAAGGCAAATACGACAGGGTTTACGGCGACGCACAAATAGAAGTTGACAACGACTTTTTAAGTTCTAGCAAAAAACTAGAAATTGACTTTTCGCCTACCGTGTTAGTCAACGACCGTAATTCAAACCGTATTGTTGGAAGGATATACGCCGAAGACATAGAAGACGGAATAAAACAGACGGAACACAATATTCGCGTGCTGTATTACGGTGGGCTGTTGCCTAGTAGCCCGCAATGGAATTTTAGATACATACAGCAACAGGGGCAAAACCAACCGTCAATCGCTGTTGACGTGTTACAAGATTTTTACCCGTACGCGGGCCATTGGGACAATCCAATAACACCAACAGCCGATATAAATTTTGGCGTTACGCGTGAACTACGTTATTCGTCAAACGCGTATACGGGTGTTATGCAGGTAACTAACGCAAACCTGTTTAACGTATATCACAGGAATTATTTCCTAGAAATAACCGACAAAGACAGTAAGGTTATGACGGGCGAATTTTACCTGCAACCGACGGATATAAATAACCTAGATTTCCGCGACCAAATTGTAATAGACAACAGCTATTGGAGGCTCAACAAGGTTATGAATTACAACCCGTTCAAAGAAGGGCTAACAAGGGTTGAGTTGATTAAAATAAAAGAACCTATTACGTTTAACAAAAACAGTTACCAACTAGGCAAGTCGGCAAATATTAGCGACGTTCTAACACAGGTAAAAGCACCAAACACAAAACAGCAAAAGCGTTCTAATAACGTGTTCCCCGATTTTATGGGAACTGTAAAAGGTGCAAACAACAGGGTCGGCGAAAGTGCCGCAAAATTTATGATACAGGGCGACAATAACCAAGTCGGCGGCGGTTCTAAAAACATTACCATACTCGGCAACGACAACCAAGTAGCGGGCGGCCTGCACAACGTGCAACTAATTAACACGAACGGGGTAACTGTAACCGAATCCAATGTAACGTTTGTGAACGGCAAAGAAGAAAGCAACGTAGAAGTAATTGAAGGCGGTTTAAACACCGTGCGCGAACTAAACGCGGGAACAAACGTGTTTACTATAGAAGGCGGCGAAGATATCGTACAGGCACAATTTTCAGAAATATCTATTTATACTATAGAAGGCGGAGAAAACTAATGGCAACACAAAACTCACGAATCAAACTAAAACGGTCAACGGTTACGGCTACCGTGCCAACCGTGCCAAGTAGTAACGACCATACCGACGGAAGTTGGGTTGCGACGGATATTTACAAAGGCGAGTTATTTTACAACCAAGCCGACGACGTATTGTGGTCAAGGGGCGACGCGGGCGTTGTTTGCATAGGCGGTTCGGCTTCTGTTACGCTAACACCTGCACAGGTTAAAACGCTAAACAGCACACCGATAACAATTGTCGGAGCGGTTAGCGGTTACGCTATTGAGGTAGTTTCTGCAAGTGTTAAACTTGACTACAATACAACGGCATACTTAGGGGGAACTATTCTACAACTCCGACACGATGGTGCAGACTTAGCAATATTGCGTTCGGATGCTTTAGGTAGCACAATAACGAACAAGATGATATTTAACGAACACGTTTCGCCAACTACGCTAAACACCCAAATGTTAGACAATGCAGCACTTCAAGTTGATGTTTCTGCGAGTAACCCAACAACGGGCGATTCAACCGTAACCGTTTACGTTAACTATAGACTAATACCTGCCTAATGGCCGACAACAAAATAGCGTTAGAAGTTGATGTTAATATTGGCGACTTAGACGCGCGGTTAAAAAAAGTTGAGGGCCGTCTTGGCGACATAGGCGAAAAAGGCAAAAAGGCAGGTAAAGAAGTTTCGGCGGGTTTTACGGCGGCGGGCGCTTCGTTGAGCACCGTTGGCGGCCCTATAGGCGCGGCGGCAACCGCTATGAATGGTTTCAAGGCGTCCGTAACATCTTCAATTCTTGCCCTAAAGTCTTTAAAGGTTGCGTTATTAGCCACAGGGTTAGGCGCTTTCTTAGTGGCTTTGGGCGCTGTTGCGGCGGCGTTCAAAGATTCAGAAGAAGGCCAAAACAAGTTCAACAAACTAATGGCCGTTCTAGGCGCTATTACGGGCAACGTGCGCGACCTGTTTGCAGACTTAGGCGAAAAAATAATACACGCAGTTGAAAACCCTGTTGAATCGCTAAAAACATTTGGAAACCTAATTAAAGAAAACCTATCTAACAGGCTTGAAGGGCTTTTTGAGTTAATACCACAGCTAGGCAAAGCGGTTGAACTGTTATTTGAAGGGCAATTTGCAGAAGCGGGCAAGGTTGCAATTGATGCGACCGCGAAGGTAGGATTAGGCGTTGAAAACATTACCGAAAAAACCAAAGCCGCAATAGAAGCGACAAAAGAGTTTATTGAGGTTAATATAGAAGAAGGCGAAGCCGCCGCCCGAATGGCCGATATGCGCGCAAGGGCCGATAAATTAGAACGCGAACTGTTAGTTAAACGCGCACAACAGGAGGCACGTATTGCTGAACTACGTTTAAAGGCAAGGCAAGAAGATAAATTTAGTGCAGAAGAACGTAAGGCCGCAATAACAGAGGCCACACAGTTACAGGAAGGGTTACTCGTACAAGAAACAAAAGTTTTAGAACTAAGGCGCGACGCCCAAATTTTAGAAAACAGTTTTGCGCGTAGCAATAAAGAAAACCTAGACAAAGAAGCAGAATTAAGGGCGAAAGTATTTAGGCAACAAACAGCGCGTCAGAACGCACAGCGTATGATGCAACGGGAGTTGAACACCGTTAACAACCAAATAGCCGCCGAAGAAAAAGCACGTATTGACGAACTAAACAAAAAGCGTGATGAAGCGGCAAAGCACGAGTTAGAAATACTTAAACAACTAGCCGACGCAAAAATTGCGTTAATACAAGACGAAGAAGAACGCGAAATAGCGGCCGAAGAATTAAAGCTAGAACGGAAACTTGCGCGTATACAGGGCGATTCAGAAAAAGAAAAAGAACTACGCAAGGCCTTAGAAGATGAAAGCGGTTTAACAGTACAGGGGATACGAGACAAGTACAACCAACAAGAACTAGACGCCGCCAAAAAAACAGCCGACGAAGAAGCCAAAATACAACAGTCAAAATTTGATGCGGCTTCGGGCGTGTTGGGTGCGATTGGCGATTTAGTTGCGGCAAGCGGCGAACAATCTAAAGAAGCCGTTGTATTGCAGAAAGCGATAGCCGTTGCACAAATAGCAATTGACACGGCTAAGGCAGTTTCGGGCGCAATAGCACAGGCGCAAAGCGTGCCTTACCCTGCAAACCTTGTCGCAATAGCTACAGGGGTCGCGGCTGTTATTGGTGGCATTGCTTCGGCCGTAACAACTTTAAATTCTGCACCTATAGGCGGCGCAACAGCACCCGCCCCAAAAGACGCAAACGCCGCAATTGCTTCGGCGCAAGCGCCAAGCGTTGCACAGGTATCAACAAGCACCACGGAGCTAGCAGGCGCGCAACAGGCGCAACTTGCACCGATACAGGCTTTTGTCGTAGAAACAGAAGTTACGGGCAACCAAAACAACATAAACCAAATTGAATCACAAGCAACATTCGGAGGATAATAAAATGGAAAAGCTACCTGTTATATACCTAACTATAGAAGACACAGAAGAATCGGGCGTTGATTCTATTGCACTTGTTGACCAACCTGCAATAGAACGCAATTGGATGGCCTTTAATAAAAAACCAAAGCCGTACACCTTTGCAATAACAAGCGAAGAAAAACGTATCGTATCGGGCCCGCTAATGGTAGCCGATTTCCCTATCTACAGGCGCGATTCTGAGGGATACGAATATTACGTTGTTTTTAACGCCGAAACCATTCGCAAGATTGTATACAAGTACATGAAGGAAGGGCGTACAAACTCGGTTAACGAAATGCACGAAACATTCGTTGACGGTGTATTTATGTTTGAATCTTTTATTATTGACGAAACCAAGCCAACACCCAAAGGCTACGAGCAACTTCCTATCGGTTCTTGGTTTGGTTCTTTTAGGGTGGAAAACGACGAAGTGTGGCAACAAATAAAGGACGGCGACTTTAAAGGTTTTTCCGTGGAAGGCCTGTTTTCGGAAGACCGACAAATGGCAATAGACAAGGAAATTATTGAGGCGGTTGTTTCGTCTATGAATGGTTAAATGGCACAGTATTATTTTTTTTCTATTTACAAGAAAGCACCTACAAAATGAATATTACAGAATTGGTCGGGTCTAAATTGCCTGAGATTAAAAAATTGTTGTTTGCTGACGAAACTGTTGAAGCGGCTACCGAAGCAACCGAAACAACAGAAGACACAAAAGAAAATTTTGCTGACGCTAAATTAGTTGACGGCACAATTGTCCGCGTTGAACCTGCCTTAGAAGTTGGTGCAACCGTGCAGGTAATTTCAGAAGACGGTAGCCTGTTGGAAGCACCCGACGGCGAACACGAATTAGAAAGCGGCGAAGTAGTTAGAACCGAAGGCGGTGTTATTGTAGAAGTAATGGAAGCCGAAGTAGAAGAAGAAGCCGAAGAAGAAGTAGAAGAAGAAGCAGGTAAAGACAAGGAAGACGAAGAATATTCAGCTGAACCAAAGTTTGACGCCGACGCATTTAAAGAAGATATTCTAAGCGCAGTTTCAAACATTGTAAAATCTGAAATAGACGCTGCAGGTTTTGCAAGCCAAAAAAACGTTGAAGAAGTAACCGAAGCCGTTAGCCTTGTTACAGACATCATTGAGCGTATGGCCGCAACACCAAAAGAAGCGCCAACCAAAAGCGTACACAACCCGTTTAATAAAGGAACGGACTATGTAGACATGGCCGCTAAGATTAGCGCCGTTATGAAAGCCAATAAGTAAAACACTATAAAAAACTAAAAAATGGGATTTAATAACCTATCGGGAAACCTTTCAGCCTATATTGAAGAACAGGCGTTTCCACTAATCACAAAAAGTTTAATCGGCGGCCGTACGGCTTCTATGATGACGCCACAGCTAGGCGTTAAGGGCCCGACTAAGATTAACCTAATGGACGTTGACGTCGTTATGCAAGACGGAAGCGGTTGCGCTTGGAACGAGGACGGCGACATTACCTACACGCAACGCGAAATTGACGCAAAGCAGGTAAAAATTCAAATGGAGTTTTGCCCTAAAGAATTGAACGGGTATTACCTAAGAACACAGCTACCTGCAGGCACACACCAAGAGGCTATTCCTTTTGAAGAGCAGTTCGCGAACTACCTTGTTGCTAAGGTACAGGACGAAATTGAAAAAGTAATTTGGGGCGGTAACGCGACAACAGGTGTTGGAAACCTAAGAAGATTTGACGGTTTGCTAATTCCAACCGCTTCTTTCACAGATTGTAACCCTTCGGGAACTGACCCTAACTTTGGCGCGCAGTTGACGGGCTCTGTTAGCGTTGCTAATATCCTAGAAGTGATTGAAAGAATCTACGTTAACACACCTTCGGCGGCTGTTATGCAGGATGATTTTAAAATCTTCCTAGGAACAGATAAATTCCGTGTCCTTGCGGCGGCCCTAATGAACGGCGAAGGCCTTTCTTCTGTAGGTGGCCAATTGAACAACTACAGTTCAGATTTTGACCCGCTAAGACTTATCTTTCCGGGCACAAATATTGAAATTGTTGGTGTTGGTGGACTTGAAACATTCAACGCGGCTTACGGTATGTCTATGAAGAACGCTTACTTAGGTATGGACTTAGAAGCTGATTCTACACGTTTGGAATCTTGGTATTCGCAAGACGACAGAAAATTCCGTGTTGCAATGGAGTTCACGATGGGAACACAAATTGCATTTCCTGATCAAGTTGGGAAGGTAGCTATCTAATATAAACTGATTTAACGCAAGGGGCTTCGGCCCTTTGCTTTCACCCAAAAAAAACAAAAATTATGAGTTGTCCATTATCACAAGGTTTTGTCCTAGATTGTAAGGATGCTGTTGGGGGAATTAAGTCGGTTAGACTTGCGTCCCTTGCAGATTGGGAAGCGCAAACACCTGTATATGCTTCGGGGGCTGTAACTGTTACGCCTGTTGGAAACGCGTTTTGGAAGTACGAGCAATTGAAGGAAACTTCAAGCCTGACCGAAACGATTAACAGTAGCGCCCAAAACGGCACAGTATACTATACGCCCGAAGTTGTTATCGTATTGTCTAAATTACTTGCGGCAAAACGTAACGAAATACAATTGTTGGCAAAAAATAGATTGGTTGCGATTATAGAAACCAACGACGAAACGCCTACGTATTGGGTTGTCGGTTGCACAACAGGTTTAGAAGTTTCTGCAGGTACTTCCGCAACAGGGACGGCATACGCCGACCTGCAAGGTTATTCTATTACCCTTTCGGGAATGGAGCCTGCATCTATGTTCAGTATTAGCGCCGCAGACGCGGACGGTATGACGAACTAAATTTGTATCTTTGCTCTACTCATTTCTATGAGTTGTTTTCATGTTCTGTTGGAAAGCCCTCGCATCTTGCGGGGGTTTTCTTTTTTTGGCACAAAAACATAGTTTTTCTATTTATACAAAAAGACACTAATGGCGACCACAGTAACACCCGCTTCGGCAACAGTACAAATCACAGAATCGCTAACGCTTGCGGGCGTAGACAGGGGCGGTTCGCATACAAGAACGATTAGTAACGTGGCCGAGGCCGACCGTAGGGTTATGACTGTTTCATCTTCGGGCGAAACAGATATTATTGAACTAAACACAAACAACGGGCAGGGCAAGTTCGTACGGGCTTCTGTTCGTTACATACGTATTACAAACCTTGACAACACTAACCATCTTAGAGTAAGGTTTAAAAAAAGCGGCGCGGAAACTGCAGACGTAAAAGTAGACGCAGGCGCTACGTTTATGCTTTCAACGGGTTCAATGGACGCAGACACGTCGGCGGGGGCTTTTAGTGCCTACGTTGACATTGACAATATTAGCGCACAAGCTGACACGGCTAACGTGGATATTGAATACGTAGTTTTTGCGGTGTGATAAACATTGCACAAGATAGCGCCAACACCTTAGCGTTAACGTTAACCGAAAAAGGTAGTGCAACGTATTACCTATTCCAATTCGTTAGCGACACGACGGAAAATGTAGTTTACGCAGTTGCGCAAGACGCAAGCGCATACCCTAACCGTTACAACAAATTCACGTTGACCGAAGTAGGTGCGGCAACACCCACACCAACAAACGCCGAAATTAAGCTAGGAAACGAAGGGCAATGGAAATATTTTGTTTACGCAAATTCGTCTAGTTCTAATATAGACCCAACAGGTTTGACAATGCTAGAACAGGGCCTTGTAAAAGTAACAGGCACAACCCCAACGACCACAACCTACACGGGCGGAAATTCATCTTACGTAGTCTATGGAGAATAACATAAGCATACTAAATTTTGCGGCCCAAAAAGTGCCCGACTTTAAAGAAGAACGCGGCAAAGATTGGGTTATGTTTGGCACGGAAGGCGAATACAAAAACCGCTATCCCGAATACCTGCTAGACCTGTACCGTAGAAGCGCAAAGCATAACGCGATTATAAACGCGAAAAAAGACTACGTTGTCGGTAAGGGTTGGGCCGTAGACAATAAGGCCCTTAACACAGAGCGAACAGCCGAATTAGAGCAGTTCTTAAAAAGGCCAAACGCCTACGAAGATATGAACGCAATACTTGAAAAGGTTGCGTTAGACATGGAACTGTATAACGGGTTCGCGTTGGAAATTGTATACAACCAACTGAACGACAAAATTGCGGCCGTATATCATGCTGACTTTGCACGTTACAGAAGCAACGAAGACGGGTCGTGCTATTATTATTCGGAGGATTGGTCTAAGTTTAGGCCCGAAGTAGAAAAAATTGAAGCGTTTGATTGGAAAAACCCTTGCGGAAAACAATTGTTATACGTTAAGGTTTATCATCCCGACTGCAAATATTACCCATTGCCGACCTACTTAGGTTCTACAGCATATATTGAACTAGACGTAGAAATAGCAAATTTCCACCTTAATTCAATTAAGAACGGGTTCATGGGCGGGACGCTTATTAACTTCTACAACGGCGAACCTACAGCCGAAGAACAGGAAGCTATTGAGCGCCAAATAAAAGACAAATTTACCAACACCGACAACGCTAACAGTATCGTTCTAAACTTTTCAGACAGCAAAGAACGCGGCGCTGAAATACAACAGTTAAACGGCAACGACTTTGACAAGCGTTTTGAAATACTAAACAACACCGTACAGAAGGAAATATACGCAGGACACCAAGTTGTAGACCCTGCATTGTTTGGTATTAAAGAAGACGGGATATTTACAAGCCGTGCGCAGTTGGTAGATTCGTTTGAGTTGTTTCAGAATACCTACGTAAACAACAGGCAACAAATAATTGAACGCGTATTTAACCAATTAGCGGCGCTACAGGGTTTTGAAAACAGGCTATACATACAGGATACCGAGCCGATTAGTGTGCAGTTTTCTGAAACGACTGTTGTTAGCGTTATGACGCAGAACGAAATACGCGAAAAGATGGGCCTAGCCCCACTAGAAGAACCTACAGAAGTAGCGGCCTGCAAACACGGGTTTAACAGCGATGTTGAACAAAGCATTTTAAAGCACTTCCGCGAAACAGGTTCTAGCGATTACGAGTTTGTTACAAAACACCGCAAAGGCGTAGACTTTACAGGCGTAACTAACAAGCAAAAGCGCGAAGATTTTTTGCGTAAATATTGGTTCGCAGACATAGACCCAATTGATACGGCTATACTAGCAATATTAGAAGAAGAACCTAGCACGCCGTTTTTGGACATTGCGCAGGCCCTAGAAATAGACACGGAACGGCTTATGAGTGGCGTGCAGTCTTTGTCTTCGCTTGGCGCTATTACTATACTAATTGAAAACGTAGAAGACGCAACGCAACGGGTCGTTGAAGTAACCGAAAAGGGCAAAGAACTAATTAAGGAAATACCGCCTGTAGAAGAAGAATTTGTTATTAGGTACGTGTACGCGGCCCGCGAAGGCCAAGAACCTATAATACCAACAACGCGCGATTTTTGCCGCGATATGATTGCCATGAGCGCAACCGTAGACGAAGCAACCGACCGCGATGTTAGCCAAGACAGGTCGGATTCGCTTACGTGGTCGTTAACCGATATTGAAAAAATAGGTGTAGCGGAAGACCGTAACGTATGGCAACGCGGCGGCGGTTGGTGGGGCAAGTCGTTCCATTGTCGTCATGAGTGGGTGCAAGTGTTGATGAAAAGAAAAAAGAAATAAATGGCCAACGTTTTATTCATATCGGAAACATTCGTCAAGGACAACACCCTTCTTCACGAAAATATAGACTTTAAGTTCTTGCGCCCTGTGATTATTTTGTGCCAAGACATACACCTGCAACCCAAAATTGGAACAACCCTTTACAACGAACTAAAAACACAAATTACAGCGTCAACCCTTACAACGGATAACACAACATTATTGAACGATTATATTCAGCCGATGTTGCTGTATTGGGTGCAGGCCGAAGCGCCCGCCGCTATTAGTTACAAGTTTTTGAATAAAGGGCTTATGCAACAGTCTAGCGAAAACAGTTCGGTTGCTAGTTTGGATGAAATAAACTTTATTTCTAAAAAATACAAGGACAAAGCCGAATGGTATACCGAACGGCTAGTTAGTTACCTGCTAGAAAACAGCACGCTGTTCCCTGCATACCAATCGCCCGAAAGTGGTTTGGACGTAATACAGCCTGATACGCGTACCTATACGACGGGAATGTATTTAGGCAGGACGCCAAAGGTTATTTCACTTGAAGATAAATATGAAACGAGGCGCAAATATTAAAAACCAACTACGGTTGAAGAATTATGTATACTCTAAACGAAATATTCACGCTGATAAAGAACCAAGCAACGGCGCACCTGCAGGTGAACGAGTACGGTCAGGGCGACCTTTGGGAAATAAACCCGAAGGAACTTGACTATTTGGTTTTATGGGCGATTGAGGAAAGCGTTGCGCTAAACGAAAGAACCTTAACGTATAACATAAGGTTAATCGCGATGGACAGGGTAACAACAGGCGAAGAAAACGAAGAAGAAGTGTTAAGCGATACGTTGCAAATAATCTTAGATTTTGTGGCATATTTTAGACAGCTACATACCGAAGACGTAAGCATACAAAACAGCGTATCAATAGAACCTTTTACAGAACGGTTTGACGACAAAGTTAGCGGCCATTCTTGCGTTCTTGCAATAACACAACCATACAGCTACAATAAATGTCAAATACCAACATAAGATGACAGAATCACAAAAATTAGTCGGTGCGCGCGGCTCTAAAGTATTAGTCGGCACAGGCGAACACACAGGCCTAACAGGTTACGCGATAATCGTGCAAGAAGATACGGTTATTGGAACGTACGAAGTAGACGGCTCGGACGCGAAAGCGGCTTACGGTTTGGACACAGACCCAACGTTAAAAGCAGGCGCGTATATTGTTGTTCCTTCGGGAGACGTAATTACTAAAATCACTTTGACAAGTGGTTCAGTGATTGTATATAACGGATGATAGGCGTAGCCAAAATAGGAGTTTCGGCAAGACGCGGAAGTGGCGCGGCCGCACCTGTTAACCCCGACTTCGTATCTACTTGGAACGTTGCAAGTGATGGCGAAACGGTAACCTTGCCGTTACTATCGGGTGGCGTTTATTCGGGTACGATTGATTGGGGAGACGGTGGAGCAACTTCTTCGTTAAGTTATGCGAACAGAGCGCACGTGTACGCAACTGCGGGAACTTACACGATAACCATTTCGGGTTCGGATATTCAAGGTTTTAGGTTCGCTAATGGTGGAGACAAGTTAAAGATTACCGACATTTCAAACTTCGGAAATCTGACCATCACAACAAATCAAGCATTTTACGGATGCGCCAATTTATTTATAAGCGCAACAGATGCGCCAAGCATCACAACTACTTCGGTTTATAGAATGTTCATGGTAGCGTTAAATGCTAACCCATTGTTTACGGGAATTGAATACTCAAGCGTAACTAATTTTCAAGGTTATTCTCGTGGCGGAAGTGCTGGAGCAAGGTCTCAATTCGACAATGTAAACGTTTCAAATTATGATATGTCAAGTGCAACAAACATTCGCAATATGTTCCGTTATGGAATACTTGACCAAGATTTGAGTGGATGGGATATCACAAGTGTAACGGATGCATTGAACTTTATGGAAGGCTCGTCTGGTTTGTCAACTGCTAATTATGACGCATTGCTAATTGGTTGGGCGGCACAATCTGTTCAAACAGGTGTGACAATTCATTTTGGTGGCAGTCAATTTACATCGGGTGGAGCGGCAGAAGCGGCAAAGACAACTTTGCAAACAACTTACTCGTGGATAATAACAGATGGCGGAAGCGTATAAACTCAAGCGATGAACGAAATTAAATACCCTTCACAGCGCACGTATTGGATTGCGTGGACTGACGAAACAGAAGAAGCAGTTCAAGGCTACGGATGGACAGACCCAACGGAAGTTACTACGTGTCCTTTTTCGTGGCACATTACAACAGACGAAGCTGAATGGTTAGCGAAGTTAGCGGAGTTCGGAATAGTTCCCGATATTGATGAACAAGGAAACTTAGTGTTATAATGGACGCAATACTTGAGGCTTTAGCGAGTTACGGAATAGCGGGAATATTTCTTGCCGTGTTGGTTTACTATTTAAACAAGCTGACCGATATACACCGAGAAGAACGGAAGGATTGGCAAGACGCTAACGACAAGCACGTGGAAAAGTTTAGCGACGTAATAAGCGACAACACCAAAGCGTTGGTAGAAATGCGTTCAGAACTAAAAGAAAACCGTTGCAAAATGTAGAACAATGGCAAAAAAGAAACAAGCAAAAGACAAGTCTATTGAATTAGCCGTGCAGGTCATTAAAAAATGGGAAGGGTTTAGCGCCGAACCTTATTTGTGCCCTGCAGGTGTGCCGACAATAGGTTACGGAAACACAATGTATCCAACAGGCGAACGCGTTACAATAGAAGACCCTAAAATTGACAAAAAAAAGGGCGAACAAATACTAGCACACTTTGCGGCAAGCGTTAAAAAACAGGTGGAAGGCGTATTAGAAGCAAAGTTGACGGACAACCAATTAGCCGCGCTTATTTCTTTCACGTATAACGTAGGCATCGGCAACCTGTCAAAATCAACTTTACTTTCTTGGATTAACACAAAACCCGATTGGGATTTAATACCCGATGAATTTAGGCGTTGGAACAAAGCCAAAGGCAGGATTCTAAATGGTTTAGTTGCTAGGCGTGAAGATGAAATAGGGCTTTGGACGGGCAATTCAGAATTTATTTAATAAAAACGTTCGGGCCGTACCTTATGGCCTTTCTACTAGGTGTTATTGTGGCCGCTAAGGGTTGCAAGACCGCGCCTGTAATAAAAACAATTGAACGCCCCGTGCCGACAATTGAATACGTAGACCGTTGGCGAACAGACACCGTTAGATTCGTTAAACGGCAAGTTATTACAACGGTTGACACAATATACCGCGAAAAGGTAGTTAATCGCTTAGACACGCTGTTATTGATTGATACGGTAAGGATTGTAGAAGCGTGGTTGACGGAAGTAGCTAAATACGACACAGCTATAGACGAAACCTGCTATTATGCGCGTATTGCTTGGGACAATTACCAAAACCGTACGGAAAACCTAACTGTAAGTTTCCAACCCAAGAAACAGCCGTTACGTTGGGCGTTAGGTGTTCACGGTTTAGTCGGCCTGCAAAGTGATTTCAGCGAAAATTACACGCCTTTGTTAGCCGTTGGCCTGCAGGCAACAGTTAAAAAGACTTATTTTGGGCTAAACTACGGTTACAACGGTCAACACTTTGTAGGCGTTGGCGTAGGCCGAAACATAATAAACAGATGATATACAACGAAAACCCTATAGCACGCGAAGCAATAGACAAGCTCTTGAAAAAGAACGCAAAGATTCAATCTAACTTAGGTGTAGATTCAACAGAATTAGAACGTTTCCAAGCGAAAATAGATTGGGCCGACCTGTTGCGTAAGATACGTTCAATAGACCCCGAATTTGCAGACGTGGTACAACCTCAATGAGTGATTTTCGCCCACGTATAAAGGGCCAAGCGTTAGACGCGTGGCACAACCTAACGCGTAAAGAACGCCGAATTTTAGTTATTGGCGACCTGCACGAACCGTTTTGCCTAGATGAATATTTAGACTTCTGTAAACACACCTACAGGAAACACAATTGTAACCAAGTAATATTCATCGGCGACTGCATTGATTCGCATTACAGTTCGTATCACGAAACAGACCCCGACGGTATGGGCGGCGGCCAAGAATTAGAACTAGCAATAAAGCGTTTAAAGCGTTGGATTGACGCGTTCCCTGTTGCCGACGTTGTGGTTGGGAATCATGACCGTATAATAAGCCGAAAAGCGTTCACGGGCGGTATACCTAAAGCGTGGATAAAAACGTTTAACGAAGTGTTAGGCGCGCCGACTTGGAATTTTGCTGACCGTGTTGTTTACGATAATGTTCAATACATACACGGCGAAGGCGGCACAGCGCGCACCAAGTGCCGCGCCGACATGCAAAGCACCGTTCAAGGCCATTTACACACACAGTCTTACACGGAATGGTTTGTCGGGCAAAATTTTAGAATATTTGGTTGTCAGGTTGGGTGTGGTATAGACAACGACCGATACGCGTTTAGTTACGCCAAGCGCGGGAAGAAGCCTGCTATTGGTTGCGCTGTAATTTTAGGCGGCCACACGGCAATAAATGAATTGATGCAACTTTAATTTGAACTCAAAACCAAAAAAAGTTCAATTTTTTTTCCTTTGTTTTGTTGTGGTAACAAAATAATACTTATGTTTGTGTCATCAATTAAAACAAACAGTCATGTCAAAAATCAAATTAGCCTACGAAATTTTACAAACAATGCAGTTTTTAAACATACCTGCTGAAAAGTATAGCGAACTAATAGCCGAGCACGGTAGCCAAATTGCGCTTCATGCTTGGTGTGCAAAACAATTAAACAAGTAAACAACAAAAACAAACAATTAAAACAACAGAAAACATGAATATCACAAGAAGTGCAAAAGGGCTTGTAAATAGCTATAACAAGGCTGATAAAAGTCATACCGCAATTGCAGGGCCAAAACAAACTATCCACTGTTATGACAAATTTCTTGGTCATTACACGATACAGGCTTATCCCGTAATTGGAAAGAAAAACAACTTTACAGGAAAAATCACAAAATTTTAAAAACAAACAATTAAAACAACACAAAACATGAAAACAGTCAACGAATTACTAAACAGCACAGGCACAAATTGGGAAGTTGAAAAACTGCCATTGGTTGCGCACAAGGTTACAGAAGACGGCGTAAAAGAACTAGAAACAAACGCCTTTGGAATGTACCGCAACGACAACGACGGTTATTTAGGCACAGTAAAAGGCCGTTACAGTATTTTACAAAACGCGGAACTTGCCGAAATTATGGTTGGCATACAAAACAGGTTCGGCGGCAACCTAAAGGGCGGCGACCTAAAGCAAGGCAAAAAGGTATATTATCAACTAAGCCTAGCAGACAAAACAATAGGGCCCGACACTTTAAAGCGTTATATCACGTGCCTAAACAGCCACGACGGAAGCAGTTCAATCGGCTTTGGTTCTACGAATACGGTTGTAAGTTGCCAAAATATGTTCCACCTAGCTATGCGCGACCTAGAGCGTTTTAGACACACGGCTTCGGCTAGCGACAGGCTTGCAATTGCTGTAAAACAGTTTGAGCAGGCTATGCAAAGCGACGAACAGTTAATGCAAACGTTCGCAAAATTTGACGGCGTACAATTGTCAAGCGAAGTAACCGAGCGCGTACGTAATGCAATATTTGCCGTAACAGGCGACGAAATTAGCACGCGGAAACAAAACCTGCTAAACAAATTTGATTACGCTGTAAGCCACGAAACAGCCGAAAAAGGAAACAGCCTTTGGGGTTTGTTTAACGGCGTAACGTATTACACAAACCATTTAGAAACAGCCAACAAAGACGAGCGACACCTAATGTATGGACAAGGCTACAAAAAGAACGCAAAGGCCTTTAATATCCTACAAAAAGAACTCGTAACCGTAGGCGCTTAAAACCAAATGCACAGGGGGGGGTTAGAAATAATCCCCCTTTTTGTTGTGGTAACAAAAATGTTTTATACATTTGTGTCAACATTTAAAACAACAGAACAATGGAAACACTACAAAACGCAATTCAAACAGCACAAACAGCAAAGTTTAACGACACGCGCTGTATTGGTGTTATTATTTCGGGCGCTGTTGGGCGAGTAACCATAACCAAGCGCAACAAAAAATCATTCAGCTTTGACGGCACGGTAGGCCTTTTAGAAAATGGCAGGCTAATACAAACAAGCGGCAAAGCCAAATTTTGGAAACAGCTAAAAGACGGCCGTTTTGCCTTTAAGGCAGGCAAAGCCGTATTGACACTAGGGTAAAAACAAACAACTAAAAACAGAACAATGGAAAATTTAACAGCACAACAGGTATCACGGTTAACAGATGCAATTTTTGTAAGAACAGGCTTTGACCTTGATTTTAAATTGTTGGTTAACCTACAGGGCGAAAACTTTTTTACAATGGACGAAGCTATAGATTTTGTAAGAGCACATTTTCAGCATTGTCACGTTGAACTAAGCACCTTAGAACAAGCTATGTTAGGAAACGCACAATGGGATAACCACTAATGAAAACACTAAAAAAACAGAACAAAATGCGACTGAAACAATTACCATACAAACAAGCGTTAAAAACCTTTGACGCGATGGGCCTAAAGGTGGAAACCGTGTATATTACAGACCCTTCACAGTACGGCACGCACGCAATTTATTTAAACCGTATTGCAAACTATGCTAACCCGAAGTTTAGAATACTAGACACGGGTACGGAACACGTTAAAAACTGCATGAAGATAACGTACAACCCCGACAGGTGGGAAAAACACGAAGTAGAACACCTAATACGGACACGCCTTAGATATTTGGCGCATTGGTCAATGGGAAGTTGCCATAAATACATAAGGCAGGGCACAGTCAAAGAAACGTTAACTGCAAAAAAAATCTAAGAAAAATCTATTTATTTGTTGCGGTAACAAAAATATGATTATATTTGTGTCAACAAAAACAACAGAAAACATGAAAACAATACAAATCAACACCAACTCAATCAAAGTTCAGTACGAAGGCATGACATTTTTAGTATCTAAGTACGAAGACGAATTAGGGGTTTACTTTCTGAATGAAAACTTACAGAAGCAATACGCAGAACTTGAAAGCGTAAAGCAATCGACTAAAGTAGAACAAGCAACCAAAAAAGAATACACATTTAACGTTGACGCTTGGAGGGGTGACCAAATCACAAACTACAATAAAACTGTAAAAGCTGATAGTTTTGATGATGCTTGCAAAAAGATTGAAAAATCATACAAAAGAATTTACGATTACTCAGTAGTATAAACCAAAGGGGGCAACCATAAGAACGCCCCACAATAAAACAACAGAAAACATGAAAAAAAGATACCATTTTAACAGCAAAGAAAATTATTACGCGGCTCAAAGAAAATTAAGTGCCGCTAATTACTACCGAGGCGGAAACGGCAACCCGCCAAGCGGGGATGAAGCAGGGTTATACAGACGAAACGATGCTTGGTTGTTTATTGACATTGTAAGCGGTGATATTGAGTTGGAAGGTGGGAAACTTGAATTAGTTAAGCCAACTAAATACGTAGTAATAGACCAAGGAGGATACCTAGATTAAACATATAAAAACAGAACAATGTATTACAACACAAACAACGAAACAGGCAAACAGCTACAGGACTCACAGGCCAAAGCCAAAAGCCAAGACCAAAGCGTTTTAGAATTTATACAAAGCCACGAACAGCTAGGCGTAACACCCGAGCGAACATTGCGGCACTTTAAAATAATGGAGCCTTTGACTGAAAGCCGTTGGCATAATACGCCAATCACTTCAATACGCCGTTCATTTAGCAACCTAGCAAAACGCGGGTTAATTGTAAAAACAGGCGACACCGTAACAGGCGACTTTGGAAAGCAAATTAACCTATGGAAAAAAGCGCTATGAACCACCTACAATTTCAAGAACGGGTATTGCACGACAAGAAAATACCTGCATTTGTGCGCCTAGTGGCTTCTAAAGCACTTAACGACCTAAAACAAGACGGCGGCACTATACGCGTTGAGCCCTTTGTGTTTTGGCAAATAGTAAAATGGAGCGAAGCGCCTGTTATTAAATACGGCGTGCATAGCGCTGTTAAAATTGAAAACAAAAACAACCGAGTATATATACAAACACAAACAAAATGACAGAACAAAAAACAATTGAAAAGGTCAAACAGATTTTTGACAACCTGCCATACGGCGGTATTAAAGAAGTAAGCGAACGTTCGGGTTACCCAAGAAGCACCGTAATAGACGTTCTAAGCAATTACAGGCCCAACAGGCGTATTGAAGCGCTAAGGGTGTACGAAGCGGCTTACGACTATCTAGAGTTAAGAAAACTAAACAACAAACCACTAAAACAGATAATTGAAAATGAAAAAGCAAAGTAATTTATGGCAAGCGGTTAGCGACTTTCAACAGGATTGCCCCGTAATTGAGAAAAGCACACAGGCGTTCAAATATAAATACGCCGACCTGCCAAGTATTATGAGCGTTATAACGCCACTACTAAGGAAGCACGGTTTGGTTTTGTCGCAACCGTTGCACGGTAACAACATTAAAACCATACTAACGCACTTAGAAAGCGGCGAACAACTTGTTAGCGAATGTGAAATACCGCAAAACGTAGAATTAGCAGGTATGAACGCGTTTCAAACGCAGGGCTCGGCAATTACATATTATAGACGTTATTCGTTGTCTATGCTCGGAATAATCACTGATAAGGACACAGACGCGCAAGGCAAACAAGTACAAACAAAGGCCACGAAAAAGGTTATGACTGTTGGAAGCGACGCGTTTAAAAAAGCCGTGCGCGCAATACAAGACGGTTACGACCGCGACAGGATAGAAAAGTATTATGTTGTTAACGACAACGTGTGGGCCGAAATACTAAAACAAGCAGAATCATGAAAATACGATGTTCAGCACTTGGCAAGGTTATGACCAACGCCCGCAAGAAAGGCGAATTAAGCAAAACAGCGCAGTCGTACGTTAAAACGTACCTAAAGGAACAACAGTACGGCAAGCGCATATTCTTTTCAAGTAAACAAACCGTAAAAGGTAATATGATGGAAGAACAGGCAATACAACTATTGTCGGCAACGTACGACCTACCGTTTATTGAAAAGAACGAAACGCACTTTGCAAACGAATACGTAACAGGTACGCCCGACGTTATTACACCCAACGCAATACGCGACATCAAGTGTAGTTGGTCGTTAGATACGTTTCCAATTTACGAAACAGAATTACCGAATAGCGACTATTATTGGCAAATGCAGGGTTATATGTGGTTAACCGACAAACCTGTAGCGTTTATAGATTACTGCCTAATGGACACGCCGACGCACCTGTTGCAAAGCGAATACCGTATTGAGGCGCGTAAACAGGGCGTTGATGAATTAACCGACGAACAGCGCGACACAATAACCCACGCACTAACCTATTCCGACGTTGACGCAAAAATGCGTATTAAAACGTTTGAAGTACAACGCGACGAACAGGCTATAGAGCGTATCATTGAACGCGTAAAAGAATGTAATAACTTTAAAAATCAAATAATAAATAACTAAAAATGGAAGAAAAACAATTTTGCGGAAGCGCTAGAGTAAAGGAAACACAATACGGGCCACTAACGACCCTTAGTTTTAGCCGTAAAGACTTGGATGTGTTAAGTAAAAACCTAGAAAACGGTTGGGTCAATGCTGTTGTAAAAGAAAAACGCAACACACAGGAAGGCAAGCCAACGCACTACATAGAAGTAGACACGTGGAAACCAACGCAACAGGCGGCCGTTAATAACGCAGGCCCGTTGAATGGCGACATGGCAAACCAATTCAACGATGAGTTTAACGATAACCCGTTCTAATGCACGGCGCAACGTTTGAAACACAACAAGACAGGGCAAGGGAAAGCGAAACTCTTGCCCTGTTGTGTAAAGAAAAAGGCCTAACGTACAAATTGAACGATAAGTACAATATTGTAGACGCAAGCCTGTATAAAGACGGCAAATTGGTTGCTATTGCAGAAGTAAAAACCACGCACAAAATAGCGTATCACGACGCGAAACAGGCGGTATACATTGCGCTGAAAAAAATATACGGCTTGCAAAAAAGAAGCGTAGAACAACGCGTGCCCTGTTGTATTGTGTTTAGGTTTAAAGACTGCATTGGATATTTCTTTTTGCACGAACTGTACGATGCGCTTTGCGGCTATACAAAACGCGGCCGCCGCGATGGTTCGTTGTACGACCGTGAGTTGGTTCTACTAATTCGCAAAGAACAATTTACTTTAATATGAAAAAAACAGTATCGCGAAAAAAGCTAGTTGCAAAACTTGACACCGTATTTAGTCAATACATACGGCAAAGGGATAGCGTTGACGGTATTTGTACCTGTTGCACGTGTGGCATAAAAAAACCGATTAAGCAAATGCAATGCGGACACTTTATAACACGTTCAAAATATGCTACACGTTGGGATGAAGACAATTGCGCCGCGCAATGCGTGGGGTGTAATATGTTCAAACAGGGCGAACAATATAAATTTAGCATATTTATTGACCGAAAATTCTACGCAGGCAAGGCCGAAGAAATATTGCACGCAAGCAACAAAACAGCCAAGTACAGCAACGCAGAACTAATAGACATGATTAACCACTATAAACAAAAACAGAATGACTGAAAAAGAAAAAGAAGCTATTGAAACGCTTGTAAGCGAGTTTCGCGAACGGCTAATAGCAAATCACGAAATGATGCACAAAATGGCCGCAGAAGAAGGCTCAGCGCCTTTACGCTTTAGAAATATAGCGCAACGCGTAGCGGATTATTTCGGCCTAGACGTTGAAAAGCTACTTAGCAGGGAAACAAGGCTAAGCGAATACGTACGTGCAAGACGGATTATTTATTGGTTAACGCGTGAAGAATTGATGAACCTGCCTTACAGCCTTAACAAGTTAGGGGAATTGATGGGTGGTTTTAATCACGCAACAATATTGAACGGGTTGCGCAGGTTTGACGAAGACATGGAGTACGAGCGCAGTTTTAAAATAGACGTTAACAACATAATCCGCCCGATGGGTTTTGAAGTAGTAAAAAAAGGACAAAGGTTTAAACTACAGCACTATGAAAGAAAAAGTTAAACTAATGGCCCTTGACCTAGTAATGGCACTATTCGGCTACATACGTGAAGACTAACAACAAAACAGAACAGAAAATGGCAAAAAACAAAAAATCATTCGTTGCTTATTGCGATTGGATAGAAGCGTTTGAAGAACTAACCAACGAAGAAGCGGGCAAGTTAGTTAAACACCTGTTTAGGTACGTTAACGACCAACAACCCGAAGCGCCCGACCGTTTAACAAAGATGTGTTTTATACCAATTAAACAAGCCTTAAAACGCGATTTGGTAAAGTTTGAAACAATTAAAGAAAAGCGCGCAAGTGCAGGGCGTAAAGGTGCGCAAGCAAAACAAGCAAATGCTACAATTGCCAAGCAAAGCCAAGCAAATCTAGCTGTAAGTGTTAATGGAAGTGTAAGTGTTAATGATAGTGTAAGTGTAAATGATATAAAACAGGGCGCGCGCTATTTTGAAAACAACAAACTGAACGAACGTTTTAATACTTGGCTAAAGATGTGCAACGAACGGGGCAAGCAAAGGCCGCAAACAAGCATTGACGCAATTTGCATGAAGATGAATTACAAAACAACAGAACAAAATATTGTAGAAGTAGAACAGGCAATAGAAAACGGTTGGCTTAACATCTACGAAGCAAAACCAAAGACCTACAAAAAGCAAGAACAGAAACCAACATACACGCCGCCGCCAAGTGTTGCGCAAGCAATTAGCGGCCTGCACAAAAAACTAAAGAATGACTAAGCGGGAAAGGGTAATAATCTTGAAGGCGCTAAAGCGTTACAAGCCAAAGAACCAAGCCGAACGCCAAACCTTAAAGAAAGTACGACTAGAAATGTTTGGATATGAAGAACAACAGGTGCAGGCAAAGAAGTACGATAAAAAAATAGAACGCATTGTTAATTTATTATTGATACTTTTAACGTCAACTTTGTTTGGTATATCATTGATAATATTAGTTTTTAAACACTTTGCGTGAACGTGCTATAATAGACCTAATTACCGACGTGGAACTGCACGAGTTGGCTAAAAAACTAACGTACAAACACGCAGACGACTTAATACAGGAAGTTGCGTTAATGCTGTTAGAAATGTCAACGGACAAGTGGAATGAACTAAACGAAGGCGGGTATTTGCGTTATTACGTTGTGCGTACGATTATGAATATGGGGACAAGCCCCCGAAGTACGTTTGCAGTTAAATACAAGTTATTTGAAACGTTTGCCGATATACCCGAAGGGCAACAGGCCGAACCGTACGACGAACAGTTAGAACAAGACCTAACCATAGTTGAAACGCTTTTAGAAGACTGCTATTGGTACGACCGCGAAATAGTAAAGTTATGGATACAAGAAGGCTCTTACCGCAAGGTGCAAGCGGTTACAGGTATACCGTACAAATCGGTTGGAAACACAGTTAAAAAAACACTAAACAATTTAAAAGATGATTACGACGATTATATTAAACGCAATGTTGGCGGCTGTACTATCATTGATATTCGTGGAAATATTGATGATTGATTTACGTATTAAAGCCCTGTTAAACATACCCGAAAGCGTAGGGCTAAAGCCGTTAGATTGCCCGATGTGCCTTAGTTGGTGGCTAGGCCTGTTTATTGGTTTTGCTTGTGGTGGCTTTATGATGGCCCTTTATACGGGCGCAATGGCACTATTGTTTGAGCGTATAATCTACAGAAATGAAATAATATGACAAAGCAACAAGTTTTGAAGTTTGTAAAAGAACACCGCGAACAGTTAGAACGGTTTAAAAACAACTTTGCGCACGGTAGAATAAGCCGTGCAGAACAGCGCGCATATTTGGAGGCGTACCAATACGTAGACCCAAAGGCGCAGTTATGTTTTTCGTGTGGGCGTAGCGCGCAAATAATGGCGAACACAATGCTAGATTTTTACGAAACAGCCAAGCCAAAGAAGCGCAAAGCGAAAATCAAAAACAAATAAGATGAAAACACCATTGCAAGAATTGATTGAGGACGTTAAACGAATGGAGCAAGGGTTAGACGTTGAAGAATTATCTGCATACGTTTACAAACGAGCAACCGAACTACTCGAAATGGAACGCGAACAGATTGAGGAGGCTTATGATAAAGGGTTTGGAAAGTTTAAATCAAGCGAACAATACTACAACGAAACATTCAACCAAAACAAATAAGATGAAACAGAATAAAAATCATGAAAATTACGGGCTGTATATTACGCAAAACACCTATACGATGCAGTTCTATTGTTTTAGCCGCGAAGACGCAGACGCTTATTGGAATGGCCAACCCTGCAAAAAAGCAAAAGGCGCAACAAGTAACGAAGCACTAAAAAACTACAAAAATGGAACTTACTGCAATAACTAACATACAACCAAACGAAGACAACCCGCGCGTCATTCGCGACGATAAATTTAAAAAGCTAGTTGACAGCCTAAAGCAGTTTCCCGAAATGGCAAACGTGCGACCGATTGTTGTCAATACGGATATGGTTGTACTTGGTGGCAATATGCGATTAAAGGCAATGCAGGAAGCAGGGTGGAAAGAAGCGCCTGTGGAGGTTGTAGATTGGCCCGAAGAAAAACAACGCGAGTTTATAATTAAAGACAACGTTAGTTTCGGTCAATGGGAATGGGATAGCCTAGCTAATACTTGGGACGCTGTAAGCCTTACCGAATGGGGTTTAGATGTATGGCAACCCGAAGACGAAGTAGACTACGGTATTTTAGACGAAGAAGACGTAGACGGCGAATTGCAGGGTATGGCCGACGGCGTAAAGAAGGCAATACAAATTGAGTTTGAACCACAACACTACGACGAGGCGTACGAATTGGTTAAATTTTGGCGCGACCGTGATGCGTATGTTGGTAAGATGGTTATAGACTTTTTAAAGGCTGAAAAAAACAAACTGTGAAGGTTTTCACGTTTTTTTATAATCGGTTTAATACGGCGACAACTAGCAAAGCGTTGCACGAAAATCGAATTAAACATAGGGTTCTAATACATAAGGAAACCGACTATGATTTATTCAAAAAAGGTGGAACACTTTGGGGCGAAGGCATAGTTACAAATGCTGAAAAAGGACTTGCGTATCAACGCAACCACGCGTTAAATATGATGGATGTTGGCGAATGGGCTGTTTTTATGTGCGACGATTTTAAGAAGGTTGTTTCATACCCTAAACAACAAATCTTATCTAAAAAACTTAGTTTAGACGTAACGTTTGAAAACCAAAATCAATTCAGGTTAACCAAGCAACCCGCTATGAATCTGAATGAAATGTTCGAAATGTTCCCTAAGCTGATTGAATTAGCAGAACACAACAATATTCATTTGATTGGTTTTGGCCTGCACGACAACCCGATGAACCTACGAAAAAAATTTAGTCATCGCGGTTTAGCAGATGGGCGCTTTTGGCTTGTTAAAAAATCAACATACAAATTTGACACAAACGCGCAACTGATAGATGATGTCGCGTGGACTTGTGAAAACCTAGTAAGACATTACAATGTTCTAATTCTTAATTGGACTGTGCCACATTTTAGCAGGTACACGGCGGGGGGG